GTGTCGTCGTTCTGGAACGAGCCGACGAAGCGCTGCTGCACGCCCGAGATATTGAGCATGCCGTGCTGGTGCAGGATCTGGCGCATCGGGCCGCCATAGTTCGCCTCCATTTCCAGCGCCTCGCCGCCCATGTCGACCTTGACCGCGCGGCTCATGCCGCCCGCGCGGTAATCCTCGAACTTGCGGACGAGTTTGGGCGGGGTGATCGAGACGGTTTCGCCGATAAAGGCCTCGCCATCATTGAACATCATCGTCTGTTTGAGCTTGCTGGGGAACGCCATCGCGTCGGCCTTTCGTGCGGGAGGTGGGGTTAGTTGCCGGCGACCAGGCTGGTGAAGTCGGCGAAGAACTCGTCTGAGATCTCCTGCTCGAGCCCGAGCGCCTCCAAGGGCGGCACGAAGGTGTAGCGGTAGCCGATCAGCAGCTTGCCGGCCTTCAGCTGCTCGACCGGGTTTCTCGCCCCGTCGAAGACGGCCACGGCGCCGAGGATGCGGCCGGCGCGCGTCTCGGTGCGGAATTTCTCGTTGATCTGTTCGACAATGTCCTTGGCGAGGCTGGGCAGCAGCGGCTTGTCCATCGCCCAGACCAGGCCGAGCGCGACGGTGTCGGCGAGGATCTGCGCGGTGCGGCAGGCGCTTTCGAACACGAAGTCGCTGTCCGGCGCGGCGCAGGTGCGGTTGCCCCAGAAGCGCAGTTCGCCCGCGATGCGGACCACCGTCACGAGCTGCGACGCGTTGAGCACGTTGGCGTCGCATTCGGGGTCCTGAATGTCGAAGGTGACATCTGCCGCCAAGCCATCGATCTCGGGCAGTGCGACGTTGGACAGCGTCTTGTGCCAGCCCTGCGTCTGGTCGATCGCTGCGCGGGCACCCATCGCGACCGCTGCGACCGGAACGCCAATGCTCGCACCGCCCGCGCCATAGGGCGCCGTCACGCTCGGCCAGAGCAACGTCAGCTCACGCGCGTCGGGGAACAGCGCACGGTGCGCGATCGCTTCGCCGCGATCGTCGCCGATCGCGTACGCATAGACACGGGCGCGCAGGCGCTTTGCGACGGCGACCATCGCCTTCGTCACCAGCTCGCCCTCGAGGCCGGGCGCGCCGATAATCCGAGGATGGAGGTTCAACTGTGCCGGCGCAGTGAGCAGCGCTTGCATCCCGGTCTTAACGCCGGCCACATCGGTGCCGATGACGGCCGTCGCGGTGTCAGCTGGCGTAGCGCTAGGCGCGACGCGCACGACGACGACGGGCGCGGTGACCTGCCCTGCGATGGCGATGAGCACAGCACGCAAGGTGCCGCCCTCGCCGGCCTTGTCGATCGCGTCGTCGAGGTTCGTCACCTTGACCGCGGTGTCGAGCGGAAATGCGCCGGCAACCGCATCCGGTGCGGTCGCGACCAGGCCAATGACGGCGGTGGCGACCGTCGCGATGCCGCGGGTCGGTGTCTTGACCTCGGTGACGTTGATCCCGTGGAGGAAACTCATGGGCGGACCTTTCAGGCGAGCGCCGACAGGGCGCGGATGGTGGACGAGATGGAAAATGCGGGGGCGGCCGTCGTGTCGGTGCGCCGGCCGGTGACCGTGATGACGGCTTCATGAGGGAGTTTTCCGGGCGAAAGCACGAGGCGGGAGATCCGCGCGCGCCCTTCCTGTCGAAGGAGGGCGAGCGCTGCAGCGGCAAATATCCGCATGCGGCCGAGCTCGTTGTTCGGCTGGTCGAGCAGTTGGGGGACGAGCGAGCCATATTCACGCCGCCCGATCCGGGTGCCGAGTGGCGTGCCGAGGATGTCACCAATCGACTGCGCGAGGTGATCTGCACCGGCCAAAGGCGCACCGGTGTTGCGATCCATACCGATCATCGGGGCGGGCCCGAGATCGCGCCACCCGCCTGTACGTTCGTGTGAACGTGCCCCTTGAGGCTCTTGCCGCCACCGACGACATCGGCATCGCCGGTTACGCTGCCGGTCGCGTGAATGTCGCCATCGACCGCGAGGTCGCCCTTGAACGACAGGCCACCGTCCGCATCGATCCGAACGGTCGCGCCTGCCGGCAGGATGGCCGTCAGCGTGTGCGTCTTGGGATCGTAACCGATCCGTGCACGGTCCTGATATTCGGTCAGCGTGGATTCGTCGTTCGCGGGGTGCGGATGGGCGTCGCTCGAAAGGCTGCCAATAATTACGCCGCGGGCGGTATCGGCTTCCGGGGCCAGAACCATGACCTGTTCGCCGACGCCGGGCGGCGACCAGGTGCGCGTGGAACCAGCGCGGCTTTCGAGCCACGGAATATCGCCCGTAGTGAGATCGTCGGCGAACCGGACACGGGCGGTGCCGGCGTCGAGATCGACGGATACGACACTGCCTTCGCGCGCGAGATCGCCAATCAGGCGTTGGATATCGGTAGGATCGGCCACAGCGCCGACCATGCGCGGGACGGTCGCAGAGGCGAGGGCCCGGTCTTGTAGAAAGGCTTTCTACAAGACCGGGCCAGGCGGGGCTCCTTTGACGAACGAAGAAATATCGGCACTAAAAACCGTTAAAAACGGATCCCTGCCAGGGAAAGCCAGTCCGAGCAGTTTGCGGTCCCGCCAGCGACTTCGTTTACTAGCACAGAGCCATCGGAGCCCACGACAACAGGAACTAACGTAGCAACACCGCCCGACTGACCGGCGCAGTAGAACCGCTTGGTGCTTGCTGGCCAGGCGAACTGCGGCAGCGTGCATACTCGATTGGTTGTGCCGTTGGGTCGGACCAGGCCGGAAAGCTCGCGACCATAGCCCACAAGGTCGACCACAAACGGATTGTTTTTCGGGAACTGCGTCCAACCCGCGCCGATCACGGGGACAAGCGCTCCGGCGAGAGGGTTGAAGATCGTCGGCACGGTCGCATCGACCTGATGTCCGCCTACAAGCAGGCTCGGCGTGCCGGTGATGCGGTAGAGGCCGCCCGTCAGATCTTCGCCGACGACCATCCCGACGTCGAGGTATGCCGAATTACCAATGTCGATCGCACCCTGAGCCTTCACAACGGTGAGGTGTCCAATGCTCGCACGTTCTTGACGGTTCGGGCCCACGCTGAAGATCGCCTGGACGCCCGCCGTTGTGTTGCGGCATTCGAGGCTGTCGATACGGAAGCGCTGGATCCGCCCGCCACCAACACCATAGCCGAGCAGCTTCAGCCCGATGCGCGTTCCGGCGGCACCTTCTTGGTCGATTATCGCAGAGCCAATTTTGATAGATGCAATGGCGAAATCCTGTTGAAAATCGGTCCCGATCCCGACGGTCGCCCCCGAGGAGCGGACCATCCCGATCTGCACGCCGTCAATATCGCCGCCAAGTGCGAGAAACAGCAGGCCATATTGCTGAAGCCCGATCGCGGTCGCCGCAGGAAACGTACCTGGTGGTGCGCCGGCCGACGTGACGATCGAGGCGATGTCGATCGCGGTGGCGCGAGCAGTTTCCTGAACGTCGGACTTGATGATGACCGCTTCGCTCTTGTTGCAGTAAGATGCGAGCTTGTCCGCCTGCACATTCGCGCATTTGATCACGATGCCGTGCACGCCGTAGCAGCCGGTGAGCTTGCCATTGATCACGACATCGGTGACGCCCTCGCCGACAATCGCCGAATGCGTTGGCGCACCCGGACTGCTTGATAACGTGACGACGTTGGTCAGGTTGATGCCACGGCGCAGTTCCGACGCCGCCTTGATCGCGCTGGTCGGGTAGGTAATGTTCAGCGCTTCGGTAACACCGGCCTGTTCGACGCCCTCGTAGTAGGCGTTCAGCACATCAAGACCGCAATCGATCCCAACGTTGCGAAGCTTGAAGCCGTTGGCATAGGCGAGGAACATTCCCTCGATTACCGACCCGCCAATCAGTGATCGGCAGTCGTCAGCGTAACGAGGCGCGCGTCCGCCAAACACCGCGATGTTCTCGCGCGCCATATAGTGCTCATCGAACGCGTAGCCCGATGGCTTATACCGCCGATTCTCTAGGCGAACGACGCCGCCGCGGGGTTGGGGCAGAGACTGGGCAGCCGCGTCGAAAGCGCCCATATTATCCACCCCGAACCACTCCGGGCGGACGTAGCGATGGTTGTCGATCGTCACCTTCGCATCGATCGTGAAAATCTGCGCCATCGTACGCGCGATCGGCGCGGTGATGGTAACGGGGGCCGCGACATAGCAGACGCCGTTAAAGTGCAGCGGGCGCTTTCCGGCTACCGCATTGGCTAGTGCGATAGCGGCGGAATCATCCGTCACGCCGTCGCATGCGGCGCCGAAATCCGCGACTGATACGAGCTCACGCCCCTTCGTCTCCAGATCGCGGGTCACCGCACCGTCACCTGTAGCCTTGAACGTAATCCCGCGCGCCGCCTGCCGCGTCCAGGTGCCGCCCCGAAAGCTGAAATTTCCGTCCGGCTCAACTGCATCGCCCACGAGACGAGCAACCTTGCGGAGCGGGTCCGAAGCCAACAGCGCGGCGTAATTGGTGTAGGTGTTGTCCGATGCGCCGGTATCGCCCGTGTCGCCCTTATACCAATTCTGCAGGTAGGGCGTAACGAGGTCGCGGAACGAAGCCATCGTCGTTCGCTTCGTCGTACCTTGCTGCACAACTGGAATATGTTCGGAGCCGTCGAGCGCGACGCAGACGGGTAGCAACGAGATCTTTGCCATATTTCAGCGTCCCCATGCCCGCCAGCGGAAGCCGCCGGACTCGCTTAGGGCCGAGTTATGGTTCTGGGCATACAGCGCCGCATGATCGGCGAAGAGGCCAACCTCCTGCACGTTAGTAAGGCCGAGATCAGTCTGGTTGCTATTACGCGTCATCGTAAAAATCCCGGTGCACTCGGTCGGAAAGGGAGTCGGAAAGTTAAGCGCGAATGCGCCTTCGCTGGTGCGCCCGTAGTCGGCGATGCCCCATTGCTCGACGGTGCCGTCGGACAGAGCTCGGTAGCCCTCACGGCTATCGACGACGTAGAGTACTCGCGCATCGCGAAGAGCCGCTGGGGTCACCGCGGCATCCAACCGTGCGCCACTGCGAATATCATCTCCGGTGGCCGCCTCAACGGTCAGCAGGCGATTGGAATCGTTGCGCCCACCGCCCTTTGCCAGACCGGATCCGTAGGTCGTGCGTGCCGAAAGACCGTCGACGGCTTCTATAACAGCTGCGGAAAGTGCGGCGACGTTGTCGTTGATAAGCTTGGACAGTGTCGTTCTGACAGCCGTAACCGCGTTCGCGATCGAAGCCGCCATGACAGAAATCGGGGCGACCCGCCGATCATCGACACCAGCGTCAGCTTCGTCCTGGGTTGCGAGTTCAACAACCCCCATCGTTTCGATGGTCGCGGGCGGATTAAGAAAATTCGTATCGCCGAAGGTCAGCACGCCGACATCCGCCACCGGAAACGCGATATCGATCGCGATCAGCAATGTCGCGAGCGCTGATTTCTCGAAGAGTGGCGTCGGCTGGCCATAGACCGCGAACAACGTGCCATCGTCAAGAAACAGGCCGACGCCCCGAACAGTGTAGCGGAGAGCGTCGTCATCGCGGATGATCATGTGCACCATGTTCGGGCCAACAGCCTCCCCGGAAATGGCCTCAATCCGTCTGAACTCACCGGGAAGCACTTCCAGCGTCGGCGCAACTACGAAGTCGGCGTCGGTGACACCAACGCTGGAGATCGCAAGATCAATATCGTCCGCGACCTGCGCCGCAGTGAAACGCGCCAATCCCGCGGCAGTAATCGTAAGAGGGATAGCAGGCACAGTCATGGCACAGTGTCCAACATGTCGGCAGTTTCGGTTTGCAGCGGTTCGCCGGTCTCGGCTTGGAGATACCGGGCCCATTCCGCGCCAATCAGCAGATTCGCGGTAAGCATCTGACGAGCGTAGTTCGCGATCCGGGCAACGCCCTGTATCCCGACGCCGCCACTGATCATCAACTGCTGCACCAGGCGAAAATGCTCGCGCAGCGGTTTGACCCGGCCAATCTCGCGTATGATCGCTTCAGCGAACGCGGCGCTTGCTCGTTGGCCACCAGCTGCGCCCGTCTCGTCGATCATCGGAAGGATGACTTCGAAAGTATGCGCAGGCCGCTGGGGCTGCGCCTCATGCCATTCTACGAGATAGGCGAGCTCATCGAAACGGCTCAACACTGTTTCTACGGACAGACGAGTGCCCTTTAGGCGATGGAAGGCGATCGAGCCGGCAACCGCCTCGCGCTTGTCCTGCTCGGACCAGTTGGCATCCCATGTGTCGACCGACAGACCCCAGGCGAGCCAGGGCAGCAGCCAGATCGGGCACGTCATCGGATCGCCGATGTCCGCTGGCGCCTGGACGTCGACGATGCGCGCGCCGCCCGCCTCGAGTGCGCGCTCAAGCTTCGTCGCGTTGGGGGGAAGCAGACTATTCGTCATAGCCGGCGTGCGTCACATCGATCGCGGTGCAGAGTGCCGCCTCGGTCAGGTCGCAGATGACCGATACGGCTGGCGAATCGATCTCGACGCGCTGTGCTCCCTCGACCGTGAGTGCAGAGTACAGGCCCGACATGGTGATATCGCGGCCGAGCTTGCGCGCGTCCGCGAGATGGCGGGTCAGCTTCGCGCGGGCGGCTGTCAGTACGAGTGCGGGATCGGGGCCGGCAAAGGTCCAGAGACGTGCGACCAGGGCAAAGGGACGCTGGTTGGCCGAGGCGACCGATACGAGATCGCCGAGCGGCCGGATCGACTTGTCGGTGACGATCGCGGCGACTTGCCCGAGCAGCGCAGCAGACGCGGTGCCGTCGCCTTCAGCCGACAGGACCGATACGAGCACCTCTCCGGGTGCTGGCGACGTCGCGCTGGCATCGAGCACAAGGCCGCTCGCGTCCTTGGCGTGCTTTACATAAGCCAGCTCGGGACCGGCGACCGAGAAGCCCTCCGGACCCAGCACAATACGCCCGCGGAAGCTGTCGTCTGTTTCGTATATGGCTGCGGCACCTGTGGCGGAATTCGCTGGCGTAATGACCAACCGCGCAACGCCGATGGCGGCGCCGAGGTGATCGAGCGTGGCACCGGTGGCATAGGCAACCAGGCTCTGTTGCAGCCGTTCGTTAAAGTCCTGCCGCAACAGGATTTCGTCATATGCCGCGACCTGCAAAATCTTGACTGCGGGATCGCTGTCGACGGTCGCGTCGAAACCGGGCAGCAACGCCCGGACCCGAGCGACTTTCCGCTGGAAGATCGTCTCGTAATCGAGCTGCTCGACGATCGTCGGGGGATCGAAGCGCGATAGATCGACGGTGGTGGGACTGGAGGTAGCGGCCATGGTGAGCCATGTCGTCGGGCAGCTGCGCACGTGGCCATGCCGGACTCTTGTAGAAACGCATTCTACAAGATTAGCGCAGTGTCACATGGGCGAGAACGAGATCGAGGATACGTCGCTGCTCGGCTTCCGTCAGGCCGAGCAGGACGCGGCGGGCGTAGCGCACTTTCGGCTGACCAGGCGCCGGCGCGTCCGATAGGCCCGCCTGGTGAATGCTAGCGATCCGCGATGCGCGACCGCTGAAGCCAACCCAAATTTCGTCGCCATTGCCGCCCGCCTTCAAGCTCTTCGCCATCCGTAATTTGCGGAACATCTTTTGCTGGCGAAGCTTGCCCTTCTTTTGGCCGCGATCGGGCTTGGGGCGGCGCGGTGCGAACGCTGCTCCTTCGGGGTCACGCTGGGAAGCAACGCGATCGGACTGGCTTTTGCGGATCTCGCGGCCGATCGAACGCATCAGCCGCGCGCGCTCAGGTGCAGCGGTGCGCAGCAGCAGATCGCGGCAGAGCTGCTCGATAGGTTCGAAGTCGGTCATCGCGTGACGATCTCGATACCGCCGGCTGCGTCATCGATCAGTCCCGCCCATAGGGCGGTGCCGGACGGAACGCCGGCAAACTGATCAAGCAGGACGGGCTCGGGCAGATGCGTGACCTTCAGACCCCTCACCTGCTGTTCGACGCGCACCAGCTCGGTCAGAGCGAGCGTGATCGTGATGTCGCACGTCTCGGCGTCGAGTAGCTCGCTTTCGAAGGTGAACGGCCTGCGCTCGCCCCTCTCGAACAGGTCGGGCTGGTTGGCGGCGATCCATGCCAGGATCGGCACCAACAAAGTGTCGACGCTGCCGGCATGGTCTTGCACCCAGATCGAAGCCGTGTAGGAATATTCGAACGACAGCGAGCCCGCGCGCACCGCGACGTCCCCCTTATCGACGAAAATCTCCATCTTTTCCGGGCTGTTCCTGATTGTGGGAACAGATGCGAGCAGGTGGGCGCGTAAGGATTCGAGCTTCTTCATCGGACCGCCTTTCCCGGGACCGGGCAGCTATCCGCCGCCAGCCAGTTGATCAGGCGGTCCTTGCCGTCGGCGTTCGTGCGGAAGGCGCGGGCCATGCGGATGATGCCGGCGCGGATGGTCGTCGGGATCTGCGCGATCAGCGACGCATCTTCGGGCAGGCCGGCGGGGCGTTCTGCGCACACCATCAGGTCCGCAGGCGGCAGCGTCCGTTCAATCGCGACGGCAACCGGCACGGTGCCCGGCAGGTCAGCGGGTCGGTGGGCGCAGGCCTGCAACGCCGTTGACAGCAGCAAGCCACTCACGATCGACAAGGTTGCGGCGTTCGGCTTCGGCATCGGCGGTCTCCATACGGATGGCCGCGGCGCTGGCGGCTTCGGCCGCGAGGCGCGCGGCCTGGTTGTCTTTGACGGTGCGGGCGCTGGCATCGGCCATCGCCTTGGCGAACAGCCGCGCGGTCTGCTGGTCGGCGTCGGCGCGGAACGCGACGAGGCCAGCGACATGGCGCGCGCAGAGCACGCCGCGCGCTGCGGTGTCGGTTGCGCCCCACTCGACCCCTGAGCGAGCGCAGACGATCTCGGCGCGGTGCACGGCGTCGTCGCGATCGGCGCGGACCTGCTGGAAAAGGACATAGAGCCAGGCCCCCACCCCCGCGACCGCGAGCAGGACGAGGAACGCAGCCTCGCCTCGCAGCTTCGACAGGATCGCGCGGATCATCGCGGCAGATCCTTCAGGCAAAGGTCGCGCTCCGCCTGCCGTCGACGAACAAGACCGTTCACGACCTTGCCGCCCGCCTTGTTCCACAGGAGGAAGGCGTCGCACGCCGTGCGCCACTGGCCAGCGTCGAAGCGGCGGTCGACCGTCGAGCCGCAATAGCCGCCGGTACCGATATTGTACGCCAGGCTGACGGCTGCGGCGAGCTGGTTGGGATGACCGCGCAGCGATGGCGTGCAGGCGAGAACCGGTTCGGCGTGCCGGATCAGCGCGGCCTGGTCGCGAGCTTCGCACCCCGCAACCGTCTCGCGCATGCCGGGCGTCACGCCGAGCGTCTCACCCCCGCAGATCGTCCAGACGCCGACGATGTCGCGGTAGGCTTCGAGCCGCGGCCTGCCGCCCGACTCCCATG